GCTAGAGTGCAGAGGTCCGCAGGCTGGCGGCCTGTGGCGATCGCCTCGACGATCCTGGGCGCCAGAAACGCCAGCCGCATCACGCGCCGCACGTGACGGCCGGTAAGATGTTCTCGCTTGGCGATCTCGCCGATCGACCGCGCCCGGCCCGTCAGCAGATCATTGGACCATCGATACGCGCGGGCGGTCGCGTTGAGCAGGGGTAGATCGACGCGAGCCGTTGGTGTGGCGTCACCATCAATGATCAGCCGCATCTCGACGCCGCGCCGCTTCATCCGCATCGGGACGAATCGAGTTAGCGCAAGTTCGTTCGGAGTCGCGACGTCACGCCCTTCATCGGATGGGATCGGCAATTTGATGGAAACCTGGATGCCGTCCTGCTTGAGTCCGACGCCTTCGATCAGCCGGGTCAGTACTGATGCGGCTTCCACTTCGGACCGTAGGCTTTGAATCCAGGCTTCGGCGACCTTGAATATCGAAGGCAATCGGCTCGCATCGAGGTTGAACTCCTCAATCGCTCCAGCGATTGCCGCTCGATCGCCGAGAATCTGCCGCACCGCGGCGCCAACGGCTCGCTCAAGCTCCGGTGCAGCTACGCGCCACCCGCGCTGGTCATCTTGTATCGACCCCCTGACCAATCTGCGCGAGACGTAGTAGCGATAATGGCGCGCGCCTTTTACCGCGCCTTGCACATATAGGGGCTCGCCGTTCTCGTCGAACAGTTTCCCCGCAAGCGGGCTGCACGGCGCCTTGGTCGGGCGTTCGCGATGCGTGGCGGCCTGATCGCGCAAGCGTCGCTGGACCTTCTCCCACAGCTCGCGGCCCACTATCGGCTGGTGCTGCCCCGGATAGCGTTCCTTCTTGTGACGGATTTCGCCGAGGTGGATCGGGTTCGACAGCATCTGGTAAAGAGCCCCGCGCGAAAATTGCAGGCCTCCCGATCGCACGCCGCTTTTCGACACCCGGACTTTGGAGCGGATGCCGCGGCGATTCAGATCTTCCATCAGGAGCCGGACGGACCCGAGTTCCAGGTATCGTTCATATATGTGTTTCACCGTCGCGGCTTCAGCCGGGTTGACCACCAGCTTGTGATCGCAGACGTCATAGCCCAGCGGCGTCACACCGCCCATCCACATTCCCTTGCGCTTGGAAGCCGCGATCTTGTCACGGATCCGCTCGCCCGTCACCTCCCGCTCGAATTGCGCGAACGACAGCAGGACGTTGAGCGTCAGGCGTCCCATCGATGTCGTCGTGTTGAACTGCTGGGTGACAGCAACGAAAGACACACCGCGTGCGTCGAACACCTCGACCATCTTGGCGAAGTCGGCGAGCGAGCGGGTCAACCGGTCGACCTTATATACGACAACAACATCAACTAGTCCTTGGCTGATGTCAGCGAGCAGCCGCTGCAGAGCCGGTCGTTCCATCGTCCCACCCGACAGGCCGCCATCATCATAGGCCGTTTTCACCAGGCGCCATCCTTCACCGGCCTGGCTCTTGATGAAGGCTTCGCACGCCTCGCGCTGCGCGTGGAGCGAGTTGAAGTCCTGTTCAAGGCCTTCTTCAGAGGACTTGCGCGTATAGATTGCGCACCGGCGCGTTCGCGACTTAGCGTGTTCCATTGCGCAGCTCCTCTTGCGATCGCTTGAGGCCAAAGAACAGCGGCCCCGACCATCGAGTTCCGGTAATCTCGCGCGCGACTTCCGAGAGCGAACGATAGTGCCTGCCTCGGAAACAAAATCCCTTTTCGAGAACGCTTACCTGATGGCTGATACCGCGCCATTCGCGCACCAGCACCGCGCCGGCCTTCACGGTGCGAGATGGCGCCGCGGCCAAAGCTGACCCGTTAGCGCCGTCATGGGCCAGCTGCGTCAGCAGGCGGCGGGTCGCCGGTTTGAGGCCTCCAAGCGATTTTTCCTGAATCCGGTAAGCGAGCGCCCGGAGCATGAACGCCCGGCTGATTTGGCGCGGCGGTTCGGCGCCGAACAGAGCTAGCCACTTATCCTTCAGCGCCTTCGAGCCGAGCGTGGAAAGGCTCCCGACTTCCCGCGCCAGATCCTCCGGATTGTCGCCGTAAGTCTGCCGCCTGGTGCCGCCGCCTGCTGAACTGGTCTGCGTCATGGAGACCTCCTTTTGGTCTCCATGTGCGCTCAGCCCGCGCCGGAAGTCCAGTCGTTTTGAACAGCCTAAGCCAGCGAAATCTTTAGGGATTTTACGCCCTCGGGCCGAATTCGGGGCTCGTTTTCTCTGCTGCGATTTCGCCAGTCCCATTCGCCTTCCAATCGCCCCGAATCACTCGCTTCATGCAAATCATGAGCGATCCAGGCTGCGCCCTCAGCTATAAGCCATTCTGCGTGTTCGGGAGCTTCGACGCGATCGAAGCCGCGGCCAGCTGCTTCAGTTCCGCGTAAACCCTTCGTCCCGCGATGATGATCTCGTAGATGTGACGCCAATCCATGAAGAGGAAGTGGATCGAACCGTCGAGGCTGTGCTCAGCGAGCAGGCTCATCACGCGCATCAGGAACGAAATGAATTGAGAGGGCGACATCTCGCCCGAAGCCATTGCGAACTCGCGGTGCTGCGTGCGGCCGAGGCCCGAAACGTTTCCGTTTATGACGACGTTGTACGGCGCATCGGTGATTACCATCGTCGCTTTCTGACCGCCCAGAAGAATCGTGAAGGATTTTCGTTTTCTAGCATCGCCGCAGTACACGCGATGCCCCTTCTTCCCGAGAATCCACACATCGCCGGGACCGGTTATAGAAGGCAGGCTCCGATCGATTTCCGGCATCTCGTCCGAGCCGGCGGCGCCATCAGTCGCCACGCCGGCTTGAAGCATGACGTCGATATCCGCCTCGTCGAAGCCGGTGACCGTTAGATCAAAGTCGAGATCGAGGCTCGACAGGAATTGCACTTCCTGCGCCAGGAGATCCAAGTCCCAGCCCGCATTCTCTGCGATTTTGTTGTCCGCAAGACGGAGCGCAGACTTTGCCGCAGCCGAGAGACCCCGCAAGTAGATCACCGGCACTTCTTTCATGCCTAGCAGGCGCGCAGCCTCCAGGCGGCCGTGGCCGGCGATTATTTCGTTCTTTTCGTCGATCAGTAGTGGGTTGGTGTATCCGAACTGTTGAATACTGTTTGCGATTTGCTCGATCTGTTTAGCCGGGTGGGTCTTAGCATTGCGTTCATACGGTTCCAACGATTTTGTCGCAACGACCTCAACCTTTAGCTCGCGAAGCAACCTTGAGGCTCTCCGGCGCGATGCTCTGGTGATTCTCTCCTGGGGGCGTGTCCGATTCATGGTCGGGCCTTTCTTAGTGTGCTGGCCATCGCTGTTGGTGCGGATTCGCATGAATCTGCGACCTCACTCGTTTTGCGAGTTGCCAGCTTTTCCCTAAGCGCCGGTGTCAGTTCGATCCATTTGATCTCAAATGTTTCGTTGAGCCCCAGTTGGAATCTTCGAAGACATTCAACCCTGTGCTGTCCATCAACGACCGCAAACTGCGATTTCTTCGAGCCTCGCTTTCGGTGTTTTTCGACAATTCGTTTGCGACTCCTTTTTCCGCGAGGTTGGTTGGGGTGAGGCTGAAGTGAAGCCTGGGGCACCGACTTAGCCTTTTGCTCACCGCTGACTGCGTAGGGGCGCGCTTCGCCGTCTTGTCCGACTGGTCCTGATTGTTGAGAACTTTTGATTTTCATGCTGTCGAGGATGACAGCGCTGAAAATCCTTCGTAACGGAAGATAAGTCTGTTGCGCTATTTTACGGGTCGAAATTTTCCAGCGAGGCGTGGCGGTCAGCTGCGCGACGACTTTCCTCAGTCGAATCGCCTGCCTTGAATCTAGATCTTCGCCTCCAGAAACAATTTGGCGGCGCGCTCGTCTTCTCGCGCTGCATCGAGTTCGCAGCGAATGCTCTCAATAGTCTCCTTCTTGTTGTATTGGCGATCCGGTCGAAGTTCGATCTTCAGGTCAACTGCGAGATTTTGAATAGCCATGCCTACAGCGTTTCGTTCGACCCCGACCGCCTCTGCGATGCGACCCCGACTCCACGCGCGAGTCTGGTAGCCTGCGAGCCACAGGAAGACCTCGTTGCCGGATCGTTTCGGAGCGAGCGATATTTTGGTGCGCCCGCGGCTTCGACGACGTCGCGATTCGAACAATCCCGAACCGATGGCGGAAGCTCCGACCTCTTCCAGCGATTCTCGTAGAAGTTCTTGAAACGCGCAGACGGCGCGCAGCCGTGCCTCGGACTTTGTCGTTGGATCGCCTAGCCAGTCGCCGAAGTCGACGGCCCCAACGCGGCGCTTGATCACCATATCGATGGTCGGCGGTCGTCTCTCGAAGCGCGACGTCGGCGACCAACGCGGATGAAAAAAGCGTTCCCAACGCCGGTTGGGGCCGTTGCGCTGCCATTCGACGGTGTGTGAAGCCCATTCAACAATCCAGTCGGCCTCGATATTCCACCGACGGGCCCAGATCTTCAGCTGTCGCCTTGTCGGCGGCCGGGTCTGCGTGGCGCTAAGTTCTTTCAGGGAAAGCAGAACATCGGCGTTTAGTTCAGAAATCGCAGCCAAGAAACGGGCTTGGATGGGCAACTTCGTATCGTCGCTTTGAACACCTTCGATCTTGGCGTTGGTTCCGCTCATTTCGACCGAACCTCGGAGAGAGAAGGTATCACCCACCATTTCATATCTGGAAGCAGAAGCACGCTGGCCGTTTTACGAGGCCAATCGTTCGTCTCAGAGGCATCTTTGTTTTCGAGTTTCGGGTTAGTCCGGCATCAGGTTCATCGATCGCGATAGCTCCATTCGTTTAGTAAGGAATTCTCAGCGACCAATTTATCTGCCGGTCTGCGAACCGGATCGGATGCGTCGGCTCGGTTTCGAGCCCAACTGAACCAGTCGCGAATCTCCGGCGGCAATTCGAGCTCTCCCAGCGTTTTCTTCGCGCGTTCCTCAAGTTCATCGAGAAAGATGCGGACGATACTAGCCTGGCGCGACAACGTCGCCAGTTCACAGATGTGTCGCCATCTTGCGGCGTCGATGCGTCGGAGCCGTTCTTGCTCCATCCGCTTTCTCTCCAACTCCTGCCGCTGCCGCTCTTCCTCAGCCCGGACGCGCTCCCACTCTTTCGTGATTGCGGCGGCTTTAATCAGACCCGCAATTAGGTCACCGAGCTGCTCTTCCAGCTTTTTCCGTTTGCCGTCGCGCCAGCGTTTCCTGATCGGCTCAGAAATATAGGTCGTGATTTCGAAACAAAGCTCCCCGGTTGCCTCAAGGTCGGTCCTGGTGGCGATGGCCGGATTCCACGAGCGGCGTCTTTCCTCATCGCTCAGACGAATTTGGACCTGCTTGTAGTGCAATCGCGTGGGACGAAGGCAGCACAGCGAGAACTCGCAGCGAAGCCATCGGACATAGAAAAAAAGATACTCGCCGCCCAGTTCGTGTATTCGCAGTACATCGCGACAGACCGGTTGAGTCGCGATTAGACGCGCGCAGCCGCCAGCACCTCGGAACTCAGGCCGAAGGAGGAAACCACGTCGCGGAACTCGACTCGCCAGTCCGGTGACGAGACGAAATCCAGCAATTCTATCGGTCGGCATCCGCCAACCAGCGCCGGCCGGGCGGCCTGGATGCGACTCCAAACGCCGGAGACCGACTTCTGAAATGCCGAGCGTCCATGGGTCAGACTGACCAGGCAGAGCAACCCGCCCGGTCCGAGAAGGCGATGGGCTTCGGACAGGAGTTGCCCGGTAGATTCGCGGCTGAGGAGATCGAGCACGTAATTTGAAACGTAGCGATCGAAGCTTCCATCCGGCTCGCCGATGGTTACGGCTCCATCGGACACGCTCACTTCGGCCCTATCGGAATAGCTGCCAAGGCGCGCACGGGCGAGCGTGACCATCGTTGGGCTGACATCGATCCCTAAGTAGCGGCAATCCGCAGGCGCGATTTCGGACAATACCTGCAGCGCGAATCGGCCCGTGCCGCATCCAAACTCTATGATGGAGTGAGCGGCCTGAAACTTGGCCCCCTGAAGCAGCCGCCGGAGCGCCGGATCCTCGTAAAACCGCTGCCAGTCCTGCCACGCCCCCATGCGATCGTAAAACGCTCGGGCCTGATCGACGGTCAGCACGCGTTCCGTTGTCACGACCCGCAGAATACCTCGCTTCTCGACAGAATGCTGCGGGCGGCGGACGAGCCTACTTCGGCGGCCTCCGTCGACCAAGCCAGCGGAAGGAGCGCTGGATAAACTCGCGACCATTGTTCGTAACGCAAGTGCCATGGGCCATAACCACGCCGGCGGGATCCCAGGCGAGCATTTTGTTCAGCGCTTTCCGGCTGCGCGAAATTGTAGGCACTGCGCACACTATTGGTCGGCCCTCCGGATCACGGCGGAAGAGGCATATTTGGATACACGTCGACAAAAATCTCGCTTCCGCCGGGAAGCTCGACGCCGCGAGTATCGACTGTTGGATTTCGCCCTTGAAACACTCCGTTGTAGTCGATAAAGCCCAACGCGCGGACCGCTCCCGGCAACTTTGACTTGACGCCCGGCAAGACCACCGTCTCAAGGCC